ATAGAAGCGTTAACAACAGCGTTGGCAGCCAACTCGTCAGCACCAACAGCGTCATCAGCAAGCATGCTGTTTTCAACAGCGCCGGCCTGAATAGTGAGAGCACCACCAGCAGCGATAAGAGCATCGCCAGAAACAAGTGCAAAAGCACCGTTTGCAGCATGAGTTACTGTGATCGTCTTTTCAGTTCCGCCATCGGAAATCAGGTACGAATCTTGAGTTGCATGCGGTGTCGCAGACAGGGCGGCGAATTCGCTCAAATCGAATTCAAGGGCACCGCCGACTTGGGCGAGACCTGGACCAGCGATATCCGTCACGAACGCGCCAACAGTTTCTGTTTTCATGAGATTGTCAGTAGCATCAAAATAGTAAATTGAGTCGGCCGAGATGTCGACAGCTGCTTGAACAACACCATCGAACCTCGCGGTACCTCTAGTTCTGAAAGCACCACCAGCCGATAATGCTCCGGAACCCGAAACAACACCTCCAGCGGTAGCTGAGAAGCCGGTAACACCGGCATCGTTTTTAACCGTAAAGTCGCCTTCCTGAGTAAGAGATCCACTCATGGTAGCGGCTAAGGTTTGAAATTTATAAGCCATATTTTAAAACCCTCCATATTATTAGTTTTTATATTTAGGCGAACGAGACACACCTATCCAGATTTGATCCAGATAAGAAGTACCCGCTCGACTATAAATAGATCAATAGAGGGCAAATAAAAATTAGAAGATATGGTACTTGTCGATACCGTTGCAATAAAGCTGCAACGATGCATAGGGTGACTCTAAAACAACTGAATTTTGACTGTCGATTGTTTGCGATCCGGAGGCCAATATGGTAATCTTATTTGTGTGAGCAGCCCCGCCTTCATCCTTTATGACCAGTGTTTGGCCACTTAACAAAGTGGTTGCGCTAGGTAAACGAAGGTCTACAGCAGTGCTAGTAGTATCAACCCCAATAAAGTAATCAGTAGAGGAGGCAGTTGCTGTGGCACTAATCGCTCGGCGGTTCACTTTGAAGCCCCCACCAAGCCTCAATATATCGTTCTGAAAAGTAAAGTTTAACGAACCAGTCAAATCACCGTCGGAAGAGTCGTGGAACTGGATTGAATTGGCCGGGCCCTCGGCAACAACATGGTCAGCCAACACATTAGTGAGGTGTCTGCCATCACCATAGAAAGCAGAGGCGGAGATGTTTACACTAGCGGTCAGGGTGCCGGCTATGCTAAGCGTGCTACCATCAAAGGTTAGGTTACTCTCACAAGTTAAAGTATTTGCGTTCCCGCCAACATTGGTAATTAAAGAATTGTTGGTAGCGTTAGATACGCGAGGTATGTTAATAACTTCTGCAGCATCTGATGTACTTAGGTTCCCTGAAAGGATGGTCGCGTACGAGAGGTCTAGTCGTGGGCGAAGCTCTTGAGGCAAGAACACAGTACCCGACATATTATTATAAGCCATTTGTGCGCCTCCTTAATTAATTAGAAGACAAACCAGTTGGCGCCATTAGAATATAAACTAATTGCCGGCATTGATCCTGTGAGCGTGTAGGATGGAGTGTTATCGAAAGTATATCCACCTGAACCGGTTAGGATAATATTCGTGCCGGCGCGTGTTGGTGCTTCATCTTTTACTATCAGAAGAGTACCTGAGCCGTAGGTGGAGGCGCTAGGAATCTCGATTCTGACATTGTTACTATTCTGGACACCCAGAATATATGAGGGAGTACTCGCTGTGTATGAGGTAACCGTAACAGCTTCATATATAACATTAAGTCCACGAACATGAACTGCTTGATCTCCGATGCTGGCACTTAAGACTTTAACGCCTGCAGCATTTTTGACGATTAGGCTACCAATTCTGGAGTGGGTGTCGTCATTGGAATTACCAAAATATGTAGATCCAGTCGCATCAATTCTAGTAACATTCTCAAAATGAAAGATGCTAGCTGATACCGCTCCCGTAACAATCAAGTTGCCAGACAGTACCATAGTGCTTGGCTGATAACCACCTACAGAGGTAGTGTGGTACATCATCTTTGCCGAGCCCGTGGTTATGCCGGCGCCCGACATGTATTGAATAGAGCCCGTAGGCCCGTAAGCACTTACAGAACTAGAACAATCAACATATGCCCATCCAAAACCCATTCAAAACTCCTTAGAAATTACTACACGCAGCGTAAGCGGAAGTTGGTGCGTCGGTAGTGCTTTTAACAAAAGCTATCCTATCAACTCCAGCAATATGAAACTTGTATTGGCCCGGGTTACCACTACTGACAACCGCAGCATTCATTATAATTCGAGAGCCGTCGCCATCGTGCTCAAGAAGAGGAGCCCACTTTCCAAAAGCATAATTATAAGCCCAGATATCTACCGCATTGGTGCCGGCACCAGCAACATAAACATGCAGGTATCTTTGATTTTCAGTAACATACCCATTTTTGCCGGCGTCGGTGCTATCTAAATCATCAGCTAAAAGACCGCTACTGGCAAGTATAGTGACCGCAACTGCCGTCTCTTTGGAGGACACCGCATTGTTGCGGTTTGCTAATGTCTTCGGGCGCCTTGTGCGGCCCCAGCTTGTTGGTATGTAAGCAGCCATTAGTTTTTTCTCTCGTCGTGTTTATAACAAATAACCATATCTAAATCCTAAAAAGTAGTGCACGCTGCAAATATATCGTCAGGCGCGGTCCCTGCGGCGACAAAGCCCACCCGATCTACACCAGCAATATCAAAAATATAATGGCGAGCAGCACCAGAACCGCCGCATGTAGCAGTCATGATCGAACGAGATCCATCACCATCTTCTTCTAAGATGGGGGCCCACTTTCCAAAAGCATAATTGTAACCATATATTTGCACCGCGTCTGTGGCGCTGGCATCTTTTACATAGACATGCAAGTATCTTTGGTTTTCGGTAGCGTATCCATTGCATTGAGGCAGAGCAATAGCATTGAGATCATCTACCAAGCCGGAGCCCGTGGTCACGGAGACAACCTCGGCTGCTGTTTCTTTGGTCGGTACCGTATTATCACGGTTAGCTAAAGTCTTTGGCCTTCTAGTACGGCCCCAACTTGTTGGTATATATGTAGCCATTATCTCTCCCTCTTTTCGTGTTTACAATAATAAATAGTCATCTATTTTTTCTCATGCGTTTTTCTAATGCTCTTTGTTTTTTAAGTTCATCTCTGATTCGGCGGCGCTCTGCCTTCTTGCGATCTGCTCGTTTCTTGTCAGAAGGTTTTTGATAATATCTTTTTTCCTTTATTTGATCAATAATTTTCTCTTTCTTGGTCTTTTTGATAAATCTTCTAATCATCTTCTCCGGATTGCCGCGGCACTCTCTTGATGTCACTAATACATTTGCTTTCTTGCGAGGCATTATTATTTCATCGCCTCCCACATTCTACTAGCTCCGCCCACAAGAGAACTGATGTCCACTCCTGAGTCGCGAGGATCACCTAAATCAACAGAGCCGGCTTTGCCGGGAGTGGGTGGCCCACCGGCATCGCGGGTTGGTTCGGTGCCCTCAAACAGATTAACGCCATTATAGGCGTCGTTGCCGATTGCGTCCATAAGCTTCTGCCTGTTGGCGCTGTAATCGCGTGGCATTGGTGCGGGCTCTGCGGGGCGCGCCTCGACTTGTTCTCTGATCACGGGAGCAGCTTGTAACCCTTTGGCCACTTCTGACACCACATTTGATAAAAGCCCTTCTTCTAAAAGGACCTCGTGGATACACTCTTTGACGAGTGGCTTGATTAATTCTTTTAAATCACTCTTCTTCATTTAAAACCTCGTTTAAAAGCCGGTTAATCTTATCGGCTTTTGTGAATACATTGTTGTTGAACTCTTTCGCCTCTTTCATCATAAAGGCGCCAGGGGTCGATGGCTCAGAAACCATATCAAAGCAAATCAATTGAAAGTCATCTTCGACCATGGTTTGCCCCTTTTCTTCTCGGACGGAACCCATGCCACGAGAAGAGACACCAACGGTGACACCCCCACTGACTAATTCTTTCAAAATCTTACCGGACGGTGTTTCAAGTACCTTAATCTTACCCATAACATTTTTGCCTTCCATCCAGATCTGAGTGACCATGTGGGAGGCATTCCTTAAATTGATAACCGAGTCATCAGGGTGGTCCAGTTCTCCTAGGGCTCGACATTCTTTAACGAGCTTCTGGTAGTTTTTAACCTCGCGGATCATAGTATTGTGCGGGTATACTCTGCCATTGCCATTTTGGGTTTCGGTCATTTGCATAATGCCAGAAAGGATCATACCGCCATCGGCGACATAGCGCTTTTCATCTTCTGTGAGAAGATCTTGGCATACTCCTCCCTCGCATAAAGCGTAGTATTCTCTGAGTAGTTTCTTTGACATTACTTACCAAACCCCCATCTTTCTGAAATCTTTTGTAATTGTTCGTTTAGACTTTCACCCCGTAAAGGCTTCTTGCTCTCGTTGCGTGCTTGGGCGTTAGCGGCAGGTACGGCGCTAGCGGCTTGTCGTGCTGCTGTGCGTCGTGCACGATCTCGGGCATTACGCTTGTCCTTCTTTGCGCGATCGGCAGCGGCAGCTGCTTTCTTTTGTGCGCGAAGCTCACGGCGTCTAGCATTTCGACGATCTCTCTTTTCTTGATCTGCGTCAGGCGTTGCGGCCTGTGCTGGTTGTGCTGCGGGCGTTGCGGCAGGTGCTGCTGCTGGTGTAGCTGCAGGGGCTGCGGCTGGGGCTGCAGGGGCTGCGGCTGGGGCTGCAGGGGCTGCGGC